GCCAAACAATTTTCTTGATATTATGGTTATTGCACCATGTACAGGAAATTCAGCGGCGAAGATCGCAAACGGAATTACCGATACGCCGGTTCTGATGGCATCGAAAGCACATATGAGAAACGGAAAGCCACTCGTGATCGCGATTTCTACCAATGATGCACTGGGAGTCAATTTTAAGACGATTGGTATGCTGATGAATATGAAAAACATATATTTCGTGCCATTTGGACAGGACAATTATAAAAGCAAACCGAATTCTATGATTGCCCGGATGGAATTGCTGCCGGATACGATCGAGGCGGCGATGCGCGGAAAGCAGATTCAGCCAATTGTAGTAGCAGAATCATAGAAGGCGGGCAAGGAAAGCCCGCCTACATAGTATCATTAATCATTTTTCTGAGCTTCGTATGCTTCGCGGAGAGCCTTTGCAAGCTGGTCACCGCAGGAAGTATTCTTCATGCCGCAGCGGATTCCCGAAATGCGTCGCTCCACTTCTTCTACGGTCATGCCTTCGACCAGGCGGGGAATCGCCTGAAGATTACCATGGCATCCACCGGTAAATTTCACATTCTTTACAATATCGCCATCCAAATCCACTTCGATCTGTGTGGAACAGGTTCCTTTTGTTTTGTATAAGTAAGACATAAATATTCTCTCCTCTCTCTGACAGGTAAATCTTGTGTAACCGACATTATAGCAACAGAATTTACATTTTACAACAGGCTGTTAATAAAAAGTTCATAAAACGTTTGAGTGTGGCAGCTGTACAAATGCTTGAATTTATCAGATTTTTAAGAACTATACATATTTCGAAAATGAGCGATTGTCCAAAAAATGTCCAAGTTTGCAATGCTTGAGACTTATATTGTGTGTTATATCATTGATTTATTTTTCTGGAGAGGTCATTTTAACTTCTCTTAAATAATTGAGCTCTTCCTCTAAGGCAGAAATTTCTTCATCTATAGAAATTTCTGTTGGAGGTGGGCAAGGTGTCAAACGTTCTGTTTGAGGTACATCAAATCGTATGTGTTCTCGTTCTTCTTGCAACGCTGATTGAACTTTTAGAAGTAAAATATCTGCTAGATCGTATACATTAAAGGCTCCATCTATACCGTGCAATGCATCCCACAATCCAAGTTCCTCAATAGGATAAAATAAATTCTCATCATCTGACACATCATCAGTGTAAAAATGTGTGAAGTCAGCATATAAATATTGAGATATCATCCCAAGTAATGAGTATTCGATGGAACTATTGCTTGCAGATTCTAAGAGATTATTTACAGACCTCAAGATTATATCTGCGAGGGCAATATCGGTATCAAATGAATCGGTTGGTAATTGGTTTCGTTTGGAATAAATATTTTGTAGAGACAAAATACTTTTTTCTGTTAATCCTGTTTCTTTTGAAATGTCAGTTGCAACTCTGGTGCGACAATTGTATTCGCCAAGTAAATAACCAATCTCACAATGAAATATATTACACATATTTAATAGATCCTCAAGTTGTGGCAAAATGATACCCTTTTCCCATTTGGCGATTGTTTGCCTTACAGATATGTTTAATGCATCAGCGAGGGACTGTTGGCTAATATGTAAGTTTGAACGTTCTGTTTTTATTCTTTGTCCTATTATTTTTAAGTTATATATGTTATCCAAAATTAACACCCCGTTAAATAATACTGTGTAAGAGTAAAAATATGTTTCTTTTAATTAACATAATTACATGCAAAAATTATATTATCACATGTGACTACACGAAACAAGATGATTAAACACATTATTGCATAGAGGGAGCTGAAATTTTATGAATAAACAGAACGTAACAGGAAAAATTGAAGAAAAACGCTTATTAAACATCCAAGAAGTAAGTACATATATCGGTATTGGACAGACACAGGCACGCCGCTATATGGAAGAGATTGGGGCGGTTAGAAGATTTGGGCGACGCGTGTTATTTGATAAGGTTGTAATCGATTCCGCGATCAGTAATCAGTGAGGTGCGGTGTATGATAGCAGAATTATTGAATAAAGGGAAAGAGAACGCTATTACAACGGAAAGCTTAATGAGGGCATGCAATTTTGATAATAAGCGGGATTTGACCATGCAAGTGGCAAAGGAGAGGGCGGCAGGCGCACTGATCTGTAGCAGAACATCTGGACAGGGCGGATATTACTTGCCCCAGAGTAGAGAGGAAGTGCAGGAGTTTATTGAATCAATGAGCAACCGTGCTAAAAATACATTTAAGGCGGTTACTGCTGCACGCAAGTATATTAAACAGATTGAGGGGCAAGAGAGCCTTGATATTGATCAAGGAAAAGAATAGGGGGAATTTTGATGGCAAGACAAAGGAAAACACCTTTTCCCCCTTGGCAAACATGCAAGGACAGCGGGGTTGAAGATCGCTATATCAGATTGGGAAATTCTCAACTGCTGCATCCGGCAATAATAAGCTTATCAGATAAGGCGATAAGGATTTATGCATATATGCTTTTGGAATCTGGGGGGAAAAGGGAGTTCACATTTCCTCGATCAAAGTATAGCAAATTAGCCGGACATGATGTGTTTCAACGTGCAAAAGATGAATTGATAGAAAAAGGTTTTATAAGAGTGAAACAGAATAATGCAAATCTTCGTAAAGCAAACATATATGAGTTTTCAGAGGCTTGGAAAACATATATACCGCCATGATATTTTTATTTGGCTGTCCTGTATCGGGACAAGTAACCCTCGTTTTTGGCTTTCACTTGTCCTGAACCGGGACAACCGTTTCGCAGACTAAAGTGTTTCACTTGTCCTGATACAGGACACATATACTATATATAGCCATATACCCCGGTTTTATTATTCACTTTATAGGCCAGATATAGAATAGAAATATAGCCATACAGTAGAGTATAACCACAAGCGCCTCAAAAAGGGAGACAGTTGCCGCCGAAATTCCGGCACCTTCAGATTCTGGGAGCAAGATTGCGCTGGGCGATTTCTGTTGCTTGCCACTCAATTTTGCGCACCTTCGGATTGTATTGGAAAACGTTTCAAAAGAGCGTTTCAAAAAAGGTGCATTTTTGTATGCATCAAAAAGGGTGCAAAACGTTCGCTTTAACGTTCGGATTCAAGGCGAACGAATAGAAAGATCTATGATGCTTGCTACCTAGAAAACCTAAGGAACAGGACTTTGCAAAAGCTTACATTTTTAAGAAAACACAAAGAAGATACAAAGAAGATACAAAGAAGATGCAAAATACAAACCCAATGCACCAAGAACCACCCCAGAACCACCCCAGAAACACGTTAAGATTTGCTAAGATTTTAAAAAGGGTTGAGTCCTGTGTTGACGGATAAGATTGTAAAAGAAAAATCAACGTGGGAAATATTCCCCTCGTGGTTGAGGCCTGGCAACAAAACGTAATATCTGCAGCATAACAGGTGTGAAACGCAATGATGGAAAATTGTGGAACGGTGGAGAATATGACGTTGAAAAACGTTGAATAATTTGAATATATAGACCTTGGAAAGTACGTGATCCTTATCACACATGATGACTTTTTATGACTTCTGGACGTATATAGCAATTTAAAATGTTAACATTTGCTAACATTTTAGCATATATAGAACCTTAGAAAACCTACAAATTTTGAAACTATAGGCAATATAGCTGGCACTGTTGCCTACAGGATGGAGGGAGAATACATGAAATATACACACAGTGAAGTGCTGGCAAAAGCTGTTGAAATAGATCCGGCGGTGGGAGAGTATCTTGCAATATCGCTTGTGGATAAAATTTCTTACGATGTGATCGAGAAGAGAAAGGCGTTGCAAGGAGAACTCATACCTATTAGCAGGACGAGTTTTTATCGGGAAAGAAAACGACTGCTGCAACGATTGGAAAAGGATGAGAAGAACTGACCAATCCAAAATTGAATTTGTTAATTCTGTTGAAATGGTGTGCCGTGGACAAAGAATATTTAGGCAAAACGAAAAGAGGGTGGACATGGGCGGCTATGGCAGTGGTGGACATAATAAAATCAAAGGAGACATAACGGAATACGTTAGGGTGGATAGTTTTATTGCTGAGCATAGAAAAATAGCAAGAGCACCGTCTGAGAGCGTCAGAGCGGGGGTATATGATGCGATTTATTTTAGATGTCCTGTGTGCAGCAGGCGGGTGAGGTATTTATACATGCAATCAAGGCTCAAGTTTGTGTGCAGAGATTGCGCTCAGGTAAATTATCCATGCCAACAGCTACCGCGGCATAGATGGGCAGTAGTGAAAGCTATTCGGATATTGCAGCAGTTGGATGTAGACACAGATAATTTTGATAATGTGCTTGATCTAATGAGATTCGAACCAGAACGGCCGGAATACAAGATGTCCCAAAGAACATTTTTCCTAAAGAGCATGCAATTGTTTAAGTATCAGTGCATGTATGCGGACGGTATAATGGCATCTGCACAGAGATTGATCCCAAGCAAATCCCAAACAAAAAGCCCCGGACAACAAATGCCCGAAGCTTGATGTTAAAGATTAAGATCTGGGAAACTGATGGATAGATCAGGATAGATATTGACTTTTACAACATCCTCGAAAGTGTATTCGTTGACATCTTCATGTTCCAGATCATACACGGTAACACGTCTTTTCTCAGGATCAACAATCCAATATTCCCGGACACCCGCCATCCGGTATTTAAAAAGTTTTGTATAATAGTCCATTCGCCTGCTGCCGGGAGATACAATTTCAATGATCCAATCCGGTGCACCTATACAACCTTTGTCGGTAAGCTTTGTAGTGTCGCAAATAACGCTTATATCCGGCTCGACGTAATTTCTATCGTCTTCATTCAGAAAAACAGCAAATGGGGCAATATACGGCTCACAAGAGCCCCCCTTAGATTTGATGTAATTGTGAATGCGGGTAAAAAGTTCCCCAGAAATGAGCTGATGCTTGCGACTTGGTGGTGCCATGTAATAAATATGTCCGTCTATCAGCTCGGCGCGTTGTCCGTCTGGAAGCGCGTATATATCATCTGTGGTATAAATTCGTTCTTGCGGTAATGGCATAATAAACACTCCTTTCGAAATTAGATGTTCTTTGCTGCTTTGGCAACTTTTTGCGTGATGCTCGGCTCATCATTCTCAATTTTATAGAGGAGTTCGCCGATAGATTTGCGAAGATCATTTGCCAATTTGGCACATGATGGGGTGCCGGGAGTACCGGTTATTTCATGTATATGTCCTCTCTCTAAGTCTGTCAATCGGTTATTGATTGCATTCAGTTCGACACTGTATCTTTTTTCTATATCCATCATAATTCCCCCTTACTGTTGTTTGAGATAATCAGATAGCTCAGATAAATGATCCATACCAATTATTGAACCGATTTCAATTTGATACCCCATATCACCGGCAAGAAAGCGTTTGCGGTCAATATGACTGAGAATATCCGGTGTCAGATAGGCTGGCAGACCATCAGCAACTGCTGCACTCGGTGTCTCTTTTGGCTCGGTAGACAGTTGAGGTTCAGTTTGAGGATCAGCGGCAGCAGTTGGGGAGCCGTCGCGCTCCAGAGTTTCGTTTACTGCTCTATTGATAAAAGCATTGACACTTTCTCCATTCGAGGATGCGTGAGACTGTATGACCGCCTTTTTCCCTTTTGGAAATGTAACATTAATTCGGTCATAGTTGTTTTTGACATATTTATTCACGGCTTTTTGTTGTGCTTCAGATACAGGCATATATTACCCTCCTTTTTTAGATGAATGGAGAAGAATAATATACTTCTCCTTATACTGAAATATACCATATATGTATATTGATGTAAATATACAAGACAAACAAATATATTGGGGCAAATATAGTAAAAATGTCAATATACTATTGGGGTAAATAGAATTATAATACAATCATCAAAGGAAAGCACAACAGCGAAAGTAGACGGGAGTACCGAAAGGGAAAGCAAGAATGCAACGTAACACTGGGAAACAGGATAGGGGGAGAGTGAGATGCCCAGAAGTGGCTAGATACTCTAAAGCCTGCCGGGGCTTGTTGGAGCACCAGAAGAAAGGGGACATACCAATATGAGAAAATATGATCTCAAAAGTATTATGTTGAACGCATGGAAGATATTCCGGAAAGAAAAGGATCTTGGTTTTGCCGAATGTCTGCACAGAGCATGGTTGAGCGCAAAGGCGGTAGAAATCAACGCAGCGCGCATTGACGAGGCCAAGAAAGCCGCAGGAGTTGAGGAAGAAACTGAAACTTGGAGCAGATGGAAAGAGCTTGGATATGAAGTGATCCACGGATCAAAAGCATTATTCGGTTGCAATCTGATCTGGGGGAGCCGGGGAGACGGACAGATTTATAAAGCAAGATTCTTCGGGAAGTCGCAGGTGCAAGCGATTGTATAAAAAAATGCCCTTGCCGAGCTGGCACTCTGGCAGGGGCGGTGTAACTCACTAACTGATTAAAATGGTTACAACTGTAGTATAGCAGAAAATGCCGGAAAGGTACA